ACAGAATCTGTTACAACTGTAAGAGGAAAAATATCCACATTTTCTCTGCGTACAAAATCCGCTTTTCCTTTCTTTTCTCCCCTGGTAATCAATTTAGGTAGATTGAAAATTCCATTAGGAGCCACATTACGAATGTTTTTTGCTACGTTGATTTCCAGGTCCAAATAATCCATATCTTCCACATTGCAACCATAAACCTCCTTCAACATAGGCAACAAGCTGTCTTTCCCAAAAGTACCGGCACCTTGATCCAAAACACTTGACTTAGGTGTACCATCGTCATTGTACTTGGTATTGGAAAACAAATCAACTTTATCCGCTTTTTTAGGAGTTACTGCAACCAAAAGTACATTAGACATTTGCAGTCTGTTTTCAACCTGGCTCCAATTGTGTAAAGAAAACACATCAAATCCAAAATGACCCTCCGGAGTTTCAACAGTTCTTTTAGTGACAGGATTTCCTTCAGCATCTTTTAAAGGGGCACCACTTTCAACGTCAAAAAGTTGTTTATTTATAATAGTAGCTTTCGGGTACTCCAGATTAAACTTTTGTACCAAAGCTTCTGATGGAAAGATACTGCCATCCTTATGTACACGAATGCCCATAAATGTAGCAGGAGGATTTGAATCCTTTTTAGCTAAACGAGGAGAAGTTGAGCTAATCTCTTGAATGGATAAATTATCCAAAAAATCTAATGCAAACATATTTTTATTGTTTAAATGCTCTAATTACTATAGTACTCACGAGCAGTTTTGAATACTAAGTTTAAATCGTTAGGAATAAGACGCTCAGCAAACATCCCTTCTGGAGATTTTGCTGGAATTTCAACTCCTTGTCTAAGACATCTGTTTGTAATAAAACTATAAACAGGATTGCCTTCTTTGTCGTAAGAAACGTCTGTAAACAAAGCAACAGTAACCACTGATAGTGGATTATATTGGTCATCTACTAATTTACCTACAGTTTTGGCTTTTTTTCCGACAATAATTCCGTTAGAAACTAAATCATCCTCATGCATTATGATTGCAATGTTGAGATCATCCCTAAGGGATTTAGCTGTAGAAAGAATACTTTGAAATGCTTTGGCAATTTCTGTGAACTTTTCATAGCCTTTATCGGAAGACTTTTTAAAGAATAATTCGGTCATAATAAAACCAGAATCATCAATAATAAGATTTTTAATATGAGTAGCTTTCTCTGAAACCTGTCTCATTGCACTAACAATAAATCCAGATTCATTCGAAACTACCATATTAACTCCCGCTTGATACAAATTACCGGAACCAACAAAAGGGAGAGGTTTGTTGGCACAATTTATCAAGTATGTCTCTTTGGGGTTAAGGTCCCGCAGAGATCTTGATTTACCTGTACCGGTATTGCCTGTTATTAAAACTACATTAGCCATAAGATTTTAAAGTTTTAGCGAAGTGAATCCATGGACTATAATCCGGGTCCAAAGTTTCCGGGAGATCATAAAACATTCCAGTTAAACCATCCATAAACTGGTGCTGATATCTGTCTGTAAAACCATCTCGATTTTTTAGAAGATATACAGCTCTAAAATGAGGTCCAATACCTCCCAATTCTACAGGGCCAATAGGAACATCATCAAAGGTTTGTAACTGAAATTTACTTGGTTGTACTAGAGCAAGTACTAAATCCGCATCTCTGAATGTATAGGTACTATCTCCAAAGTCTAATTGCTGTGGAGCAAGTAGTTGAGGAATTCTTCTTGGATCATCTTTGACTCCCCTAGTTAAAGATTCTCTTCTGGAAGACATCAAATCTTGATTAAACTGTTGTATAAGTACAGGACTAATTCCAAACATATTTCTAGCATCTACAGAATCTTTAGACATTGCATCTAATGCATTCTTAGTTGTTGAGCCAGGAATTAATCCTATATGATCTGCTACTAAAAGTGTTAAAGGAATATCCTGATTAGGTATAAAACTGATAACATGCCCAGGGATATTAAACTTCTTTTGCTGTTCAGTTTGATTATCTCTTTTGATAGTCCCTAATTTAGCATAGTAATTATCAGCTATAAACTTGTACAACCTATGACCAGGCATAGACTGATCAATGATAATAACATCTTGAAGCAAATAACTTACAAATTGTAAAGCTTCCTGAATTTTTTCAAATTCTTCTTTAGTAGGAAGTTTATCCGGAATTCTTCCCAAGATAAACTTTGCTTTCCAATGAAGTCCATACTTCATCTGAAGATAAAAAGAAGCCCACTTAGCTTTTTTCATAGAGGATGAAATCTCCAAAGACCAGTAAAAAATCTTTAAAGGCTTACCCACTGACTTAGCTTTTAACCAAGCTTTTAGTACAAAAAAGAAATCTGCAAACTGAGTTTTTCCAATGTTTGGATGTGCACCTATCAAATAGTAAGAAGACTTTTGAATTCCATCAATCATTCTACTTATAGAACCTCCTACATCAAATCCTTGATTCAGGCCAGTTAAACCATCCTGTAAAACTTTCTCAAACTTACTGTCTACAGGAGCTGAGGTATCTATATTAACCTCTGGTAAATTGTGCTGGATTTTCATCGGATAATTCTTTTTTTAAGTGTTCTGTTAAAGTACCATCTTTACTTTTTCTAACAATAGTATCATAGTCTGACTGCCACTCCCCGGAGACCATATAATTAGTCACAGTCTTTTTGTAAGCTACCGAAGAACTATAGTACATCTTTAAAGAAAGTGCAATAATTCTAGGGTCATATCCAGATTCTACAGCTTTAATAAACGCAGCCTCAGCATCTTTGGAGTACTTGTTTAAAGCATAAGGTCTCCCAGAAGCATCATACCCTCTTTCAGGAATTTTACATTCCAGCAAAAGAATTTTGTAGGCATCTGGAGCAAGAGTAATAGTACTAGGTAAAGCAGTAGCAGATTTAATAGCTACCTGCAAACCTGTAACAGCTTCATCGTGGTACTTTTGAGTAAATACAGGTTTCTTTTTGTGAAATACTACATACTCGTTTAAAACAAGAAAGTCCATTGCTTCTTTTAGTGTCATAAGATTATTTTAAAGGTGGAGTATTTACAGTAAACAGTTTAATTCTTTTAGTATCAAAATGTTTTATAGCTTGATTAAACCATTTTTCATCTGCTGTATCTTTTGTTACAATGATAACGATTCTAGCTTTAAAATCCATTTGATTGTACCTAATTCTGATTAGTCTTCCAATACGTTGAACAATATCTCTAGGAATAGAACTTATTTGAGTAATAAGACCAATATCTGGAGCAGTTAAATTTTTACCTTCATTCAAAGCTTTTACAGTAACTAAATGATCTATTTCTTTGGCTTGAAATTTATCCAAAAATTCTGAAGAGGATTCAGAATGATACACATTAGAAGATAAATTGTTTGCAAAGTTAATAGAGCCACAAAAAACAAGAAGTCTACCTTGTCCCTGTAATTTATCAAAACATTCTTTGGCTAGTCGAAACTTAGAAGGAAGATTGTAAAGAAATTGTGCTCTTTTTGAAATATGAATCATTTTCAACTTTTCCATCTTAGGATCTTTTTGTGCAAGCATAGTGGCTTTTTGAATAGATTTAGTTTTAAAACTATAAGCAGCTGCTTCTGTTTGATAAAAAGGATCTTTAACTGTTCCAGCCTTGATATTCTTATTTAAAGAATCTAAAGCATGGTATAAAACTGAGATTTCAAAATCTGCTACTAACCCTAAATCTACCGCTTCATCTATTGTTATTCGGTATACTGTTGGTAAAAGTGTATTAAGTAAAAATACTCTCTCAGTATCATCCGGATATTCAACTTCAGGCTTAGTAGCAGTAAGTCCTAAAATATAAGGTCTTTTGACAGCAGTTAAAACTCCTTCCAGTAAACGTAAATTTGGAATAGTTATTCTATGACATTCATCATAAATAATAAAGTCGTATTTGTACAATTGCTCTTTAACCAGGCTATTATAACAGATACATTTTACTCCTTCTAAACTTACACCCCACTTAGCAGCTTCTTCAGGCCAATCAGAATCTCGGAGCTGTTCAGTAGGAACAACTAACAAGCCAACAACTTCCCTTTGCTCTGTACTTAAAATGCTTCTTTTCACAGTTTCTATAAAATCTAAAGCAACTTTAGTTTTACCGGTACCTGTAGCACCTTCAAAACAACCAACTCCCATGTTATCTAAAACAGCATTTAAAGCTTCGTGTTGTACTCTAATTTTGTTTTCAAGAGCTTGTTCTGCTGTTAACATAAGTTCAAGGATTTTAAGTATGATGTAATAAGAAATTGTTCTTCTGGTAAACTCTCAATAGCTCCATCAGACCAAACACCAATTCCTGCAGTATCTTCAAGTTCATGAGTTATACCATTAAACTTGTACAAACCAGCATAATAAGCTGTAGCAATGCTACGAGCCAGAAAACTTTTAATAGCTTCTGGCCCTGTAGCAATGGCATTTTCTAAATCTTTCGAGAAAGAAAATGTATTAATTAAATCAAAATCTGTGATTATCATAGTATAAATAGTTTTTCTTTTGCTCTTGAAACTCCTACATATCTTAAACAAGTGCGTTCAAAAAGTTTGGTATCCACTCCATTTACAACTCTTTTTAAAGAGTCTACAGTATCCATTAAAAGGACACAGTTTTTATAAGTAGATCCTTGACTTTTATGAATAGTTAAAGCATAATTAGGACTAATAGAAGCAGATAGTTTTTGAAAGTTGTAAAACTCTCTCCAGGCAGCTGTTCTGTCGTAAGCTTTGTGAGCAATTTGTTCTAATGCTGCAATTACCTGTTTAAAATAAGCTTCAGAATCTTCATGAATCACATAGACAGTATAACGATAAGGAACTTCTTCCATATTATCATTCAATCTGTATACTATAACATTACATTTGTACATAAAGAAAGTATAGCTCATAACAGAAGAAGTAACTGCAAAACCTTTTTTAATTGCATTATCTACCCAAAGTTCTTTAGCTATTTCATCTTCTCCAACTGCTTTAACTCTAAGTTCTGTTCTAATTTCTTGCAAGGATTTAGAAACATTCCATCTTATTGGAACTTCTACTTTTGTACATTCTTCAATTAAAAGTTCTTCCGAATTACTAATAATAATTGGTTTTAAAGGATGTTTCATATCAAAAATAGGATCATCCGCAACAAAGAAATCCCCAGCAACAATTTTAGGAGGACAAGCTTCCTGAAGCCGGTATTGACGAATAAGTTGATTCATTTGTCTAACAGCTTCATTAGTGTAAGCTAAAACTTTGATGTGGTCTGAATCTAAATCAAAAGGTTCTCCAAACATAGGAAGTATTTCAGATTGAAAATGCTCTGTATCCATTTGAAGTAAATCATCTCCAAGAAAATGTTTATAAGAAACATCTCCTTGAGTATCTCTAATTGCAGTAGCAAAACTAAGAATATTGCTATTTGCAGTTTGACGCATAGGTTGAGATAGAATGTATTCTTCTGAATTGTACAACGGATGAGAAATAAAAGCGCTACTAAAAGTTTCATTAACAGGAGGAAGTTGTTTAGGGTCTCCGGTAAAAATAATTTTTAGTAGGTTTATATCTTTTTTAGAAGCTTGATAGTTCATAATCTTTTGAAAAAGGTCTTTAGGTAGCATAGAAGCTTCATCCACAATTAAAACAGATGCTTCATCTATTTTACTTTGTTTAGATAAATAATTGTCATTTTCAAAAGTTCTGTTACCAGTTTTACTATCTATTCTTTCTTTCAACCCCAACAGAGAGTGAATAGTTCCAAATAAAGCATTTTTACTTCCTGAAGCATTTTTCTTCAACTGTTTGACAGCTTTATGAGTTGGAGCAGTCATAGCTACCACAGCAGTAGGAAATTGTTCTTTATAAGCTCGTATAATAGAAGCCAAAGTAAAAGTTTTTCCAGTACCAGCGAATCCTTTAAAACGAATGTAATGTAAATCAGAGGGAGCAGTTAAATAGTTCAATATTGGATAAGCAGCTTCAAGCTGATGTTCTGTCAACAGACTCAACGCTTGCGAAGGTTGTATTATTGCTGGAGTCATTCGGTAAATTTAAGGGTGAAAGAATAATAGTAATAGTGTGAGTTTCTTCAACATAGGAAAATTTTCCAGGTAAATCTCTGTAATCGGCTTTAAGTTCTTCTAAAGCAAGCTCTAACAAGGCAGTGTATTTTCCTACACGTAACTTTTTAGAGATTGTTTTATAATTTACTATTTCCTGCAAAACATTAAATGCAACTCTGGAAATTTCTTGTTGACCTTTATCGTTAAGCTTTACAGCAAGAAGCATTAGATTTTTAAATAGCTCAGAAGAAGTGAAATGGTTTAATTGTTTATTAACCCATTGTTGAGTAGGAGGAGGTAAAGTTGTAATGATACTTCGTTGGTACTCTAAAAGATGTTCTTTTAATTGTACAGCTGAAGAATCAGAGACTTCTGATAGAAGTTTAAGTAAGATATTGGATACTAAAATAGTATTGCTTATTTGAGCTTTTTGTTGTTGCTGTAAAGTCATGATTATTATTGTTTGAAGGTTTTAAATTGTTTAAGAACTTAGGATACGTTGTTTCTATTTTGTCCACATTGCAGAAGTATTAGTTTCTGCTTTAAGAATACCGGTTGGAATAACTATAGCAGCAGCTTTGCACATCAAAGCATCAAGCTGAGCATTCCAATCTAATTCTAGTGTACAATCTTTTTCTGTGGTAAGCTGATCATGTACATTTAAAAGAATTCGAATAAAATCTTGAAGATTATTATCCCTAATCCATTTATAAACTACCCACATGGCTAGTTTCATGATATCTGCACCGGAACCTTGAATAGGATGGTTCTTAGATTGTCTTTCAATTCTTCCAAGTCTCCCATTGTATTCAATCCCAGATGCATGTAAGTCTATGTCACTTTGAGTAAAATTCTTCCATTCCCAAAACCATCTTTTACGTAAAAACGGTCCAAGAGTTTGAGTATACCCATGAGTAACTCCAAAACGACCAAAGGAGTTTAAAACTGCTTTTAATCCTGGGAAAGTATTAAAGTACTCGTAAATCAAAGCTTCTGCTTCTTTTACACTACATTTATTGTTTCGAGATAATTTAAACTTACTCATTCCATAAGCCAAACCAAAGTTGATAGACTTAATGGAATTCCTCATTTGCTTATGCCCAAAACACTTACACTTTTGTTTGTGTGTTATGTACTTGCAATCTGGGTCAGCAGCTTTAGTCCATTTTTGTTTGTACACTAAAGCAGCAGTTACACTGTGTAAATCATGTCCAGATTCAATGGCATTAACCCAAGTAGGTTCTCCAGAAGCAAAAGCAATTAAAGCTAATTCTTGTCCAGTATAATCACTATCTACAATTTCAAATCCTGAAGAAGGTTTAAAAGCATTCCGATACCTTAAATAAAAACTTCCTTTAGGTTTAGTAGGATGATCTTGTTCCCATTGTGCCTCTACTTCAGGTGACCCTGGTTTGGCGGGAATTTGCTGCATGTTAGGACTTTTAGAAGAAGCTCTTCCTGTAGATACAATTGAGTTATAAGTAGTTCTAACTTTTCCATCTGGTTCTACGTGTTTAGCTATAAAAGCTTCTCCGTAGGTACTTTCAAGTTTAGTAGAATCTTTAAAATCTAAATAAGCATCGAAAATAGGATGAGCCAATTCTTCAATCAATTCTCTCTTAGTAGATTTAAGTTTAGGTTCAATTGCTTTAAATAGTTCTAAAGTTTGTGTTGGAGAACTCCAATTAATGGATAAAGTTCTTGCTGGAATTAGAAAGTTATTTACTATTAAAGAATCTCTGTGATTTTGTACAAGATACTTGGTAAAAGATTCATAATCTCCAGAACTTACATCCATTAGAATAGTAAGCTCCGTAGTATTTAAAGTTTGAAAGTTATTTTGAATAAAATGTTTCAAGTATACTTTAGAACTCCCTTCACAAGTGGAAAGAAGTAACTGAAGCATCTGTAACTTTTGTTTTCCAGAATTCAAATTCAATGTAACTCTATCTTCGACACTGTAAAATCCTAGCTGAATAGCCCTAGAAAGTAAAACTGTATCTGCCTCAATATGTTCTACCAATTGCTGCTCAGAGTGTTTTATAATAGGTTCTACGTACTTTAAATTATCCAACCATTCTTCTTTATTCAAAGAGATTCCATGATAAGTGCACTCTGAAAAAGCTAATAAAGCTCTCATTTCAAGCCACATAACTTGAGTACTACCAGTTTTAATACTTTCAGTATCTTGAAAATCCTTTATTTTCCCTAACCAGGTAACATCGTTAAAAGCGTACTCAATTTGTTCCGGAGTTAAAAGATTTTCTAAATTAAAAGAAGTTTGAAGAGTTTTATCCAAAGTGATATCACAGTATTTCCATGTTAAATCTCCTAAAGCAAACCCATCTGTTTCTACACCACCGGTTAAAACCTGTTCCGCTACCATTGTACAATAAACATTGTTCACTTCAAGATTGTGAAATCTGCAAACAACATATTCAAAAGCAGCTGCATGAATGAGTTTTAAAACTTCCCAAGAACCTAAATACTCTTTTAAAAAGTTTATCTGTTCTTCTTTTAAAGCAGGATAATACAATAAAGCTTTATTTTCTCCACTCAAATCTCCGAACTGTAAAGTAACCAGCTTTTTTGTACACCAATAAGATGTTACAGTAGTTTCAATATCAAATTGAATTTCTTTCTGGGAACTTAGCCAAGTTTCAATTAGTTTCCATTGAATGGGATTATTTTCAAGGTATATCAGGTTCATATCTTAAATCTTTTAAAGTACTACAAACATCGTAGAAAGAATATGCATAAACAAACATTCCAAATTCGTCTATAACATTTCCATCTGAATCTTGTAAAGGAGTGGTACAATGTACAAAAGGTTGATTTGAAATTATAGTAGAAACTTCAGCTTTAAAACTATCCATAAATGCAATGGCTTCCCCCCTTGTAGTTCCAAAAGGTAGAGTCATAGATACATCCGGTAATTGAAGTTTAACTTTGAGAGAATAAGGACTGCTGGAAAAAATCACAGGGCCGTTATCACTCATGTACAAATTATAATCCTTCCCTAGCTTCATGTTTAAAATCTGAAACCCTAAAATCTTCTGTATTGGTAGAAACTTTTTTAGGATTACTGGCTTCTATAATCAAGCAAGCTGGAATATTTTTATCTATTAACTTTACATCGGTAGCAATGTTAATAGTAGCCCCATCTAACTTTTTAAGAATCTCATCTTCTATGGCATCTTCTGAAACTAATAAAAGTTTCAAAGTGCCGTTTTTTATTACAATACTTTGCATGTTGTTTGTTGTTTTACTATTTCTAATGCTTCTAAATTCATAGTATAAGTTTAAAGTGTTTGAGCATTTTCTCAACCTCTACTACAAGATCTTCAATTGTGCCAAAGTTATCAAGTACATAATCAAAGTTATAACTATCTAAGGCAGTTTCTGAAGGATGATTCCAATTTGGCACTTCATTAAAGTCTCGTCTTTCTACTCGAATACAAATACCTCCATGTTTCTTTACAGCTTCAAACTCATTAGAAAATCTTAAATCTGTAATAATCCAGTTAGGAAGTTCCATTTTATATTCGGAAACATCTTCTACATAATACTTGATTCTACTTTTATAGTAGTCTGCAAACAGAGCATTTACCCATGTTTCAGAATGTAAACCATTTCGAATTGCATCTGTACCTAGTTTCTGTAGGAATTCTCTGTAAGTCATTGGCATCATAGAAAATCCATCTTGATTATTCTCATCACATTCAAACATCTGCTTACAATAATTCCACTCTTCAGGCATATTAGACTGTTTAAATTCCTGGTCTTCAAACTTTTCTTCAGGTATTCCGGTAAGTAAAGAAGCTATTTGTTTTAACTTGCCGGCAAACTTCTTAATTTTCCAACCATCGTAGGTTAAGTACTTGATAATACTGCCTACAGCGTCTTTTCCAGACCCTATTCTTCCGTTAATTGCTATGATCATTGTTTAAATCCTATTCTTTTAATAATGTTGAATTTTCCTCTTCCTTTTAAAGTAAAAGTTCGTTTTGAACTTAATGCTAAAGATTCAAACAATTCTTGTTCTTTTTGAGTAAGAGACTCTGGTCCAAGACTTCCATTAGCTTGAGGTACCAACTTAATGCCATTCCAAGGTTCTGTACCGGAGGTAACAGCTATGGGCCAAACACCGTTCCAACAATAAACATTGTTTAAATTTACTTCATGTTGAAAAATTACTATTGTCATACTACATATTTTATAGGTATAAAGTAAGCACTACCACCTGTTTTATCTTCACTTCCTCCACAAAATATTGCTTCTTCATCAAACCATTCTTCTTCCATATACTCTTGTGATTCAGGCCATTGTACTAATACGTATCCTTCGTTTACAATTGATAGTAAATTAGAAACTGGTTGTGGAGTGTTTTTATCAAACATTTCAAATACTGCTTGACCAATTGCTTCCATTGCATTTTCAAAATTTTTATTCATCGTTATTTCTTTTTGAATTGTTCAAACCATTCTTCAATATTCTGCTCTACAAAGTGAGCTTTTCTAAGTAATTCTAACGCTTCTTCTTCGCTATACTTATTCTTGTCTTGTTCTTGTTGCCATTTAGCACCATCTTTAAAAGTATCATGAAATAACCAATACAGAGGTGTTTTTTTTAAATCAGATTTAACATACTTTTCAGCAGCTTCTTCAACTGTTTCTTTTTTAGGTTCTTCTTGTGGAATGGTGATTTTGTATTTCCAAACACATTGTGAATGATTTTGACCTAAATTCATTGGGTCAACTTGTCTTCCCATAGGATTAAATAAACCATGTATAGTTTCAACTTCCTCACAACTTGGATTCTTAACAAACCATTCTAAGAACTCATCATCAATAGCTTGTACACCATCTTTGATTAAGTCTTGGTCTGTTGTTAAAATGATTTTCTTACAATTTGAATAATCAGAATCATTTGTATCTAATCTTTGCCCTACACTATATCTTTCTCCATTACTATCTTTAATTTTAGTAATGTAATAGTCTAAATGTTTAGGTTTTTCATCAGAAGTGATGTAGATGTTTTGAATCAGTTTATTTGTTGGTAATATGTGTATGTTTTTCATGTTATACAAGTCAACTTAGCTCTGACTACAGCTTTAGTTTTAACAATATGTGGAGGCGTTACATCATTCTTATTAAAAAGTTTAAAGAATTCATCTAAAAACATATTTTGAAGAATGCTGTACTTTCTAACTCTTAAATACCCTTTAGAAGTAAATCCTACAACTTGGCCATAATCTAAACAAGCTTTATAAGGAGTCCAAACTATCCAGTCTCCTATTTTAATTTCTTCCCCGTAGTAAGTTGTCATTTTGAGTTTTCGATTATCTGTAAAGCAAGTTGCTCCGGAATGAACATACAGCGATGTTTCAATCCTGCATCAATATGTTCTTGAGGGAAAGGAAATCGTTTGTAATTTTCTTCCGTAACAACAAGATATTGTCCTGTTCGATAAAATCCAGCTCCTTGAGGTTTTACAGTGAAGTCTGATTTAGTTTCATCGAATCCAATCAGTACAATGCCTTTTTCTTTGTTGGCTTTACACTCATTGCAATCTCCGTAGTCAGAGGGTTGAGACATCTCAGCTTCTCGTTTTCGAGCTGTCTCTTCAGTTGTGATTCTGGTGTCCATGAGGATTGCAGAATCGTCTTTGTGCTGTCTGCCACAGATCAAGCAGATTTTAGTTTGTATGGCTATTGCCAGTCTTTTGTTACTCATAGGGTTGTGACAATTAGTGTCATATAAATTAATGTTTATAAAGAATCATTTCTTTAGCATCAGATTCTAAGTGAGTTCCTAAGTAAATGAAAGTTCCGGTAATAGGATTGTACCCATCCCAAAGACCATCACTGTCTTTATAGATCCATTTATACTCGTCTGCATTGATTCCTTTAGTTTTACAAATAGCACTGACTACATTCTCAATGTCGTTAGTAACAGACATTCCTTCATCTAAATCTATAATAGATACGATGTTTCTAAGAACTGTAAAAGTAAATGTTGAAGCTGTTTTAATTCTCATGGGGTTTTAGTTTAAAGATAAAAAATCCTCCCAAAAAAACTTCTCGGGAGGATTTGTAAAAACTGTAGCTATATCTTTTGGCCTTATTACAGGACTTACAAAAGAAACTACAGATGTAGTCGAAGGATAACTACGAAACAGGAAGAATCTTAGAAGCTGTTGCACATGTAACTCTGATTACATCTGATAACAGAAATCCTTGTACTAATGTACCAGGAGTATTCTTTGATTCATTCTCAAATTTCAGATCGACGTTGTAATTAGTTACTTTTACAACTCCATCTGCAACTAAGACTTCCGCTGTTACTCCAATAACAATTGGAGGTTGATTGTTTAAAGACACTGTAATGTGAGCATTAGGTGTTTTTAAAAGACTTTCAAAAATGGTTGAAGAACTCATTAGATTTTTTTTAGTTAATAAAATTTTTTGTGCTAAGACTTTTACATTCCGTAGGTGTACACTGCCTCTACCTCGACTACCTTTGTCTATATAGAACAAGTTAGTCTGTGGATTAAATGAAGCTTCTTGTATGTACTTGTTTAACGGCAAATAAGCTATAGGTTTTAGAATTTCAATAAGGTACACGTTTGTAGGACTACAGCTCATCCCTAAAAGCTTTTCCAATTGGAAATCTAGGAAAGCCATCTTCAGTAAGTCCAAAGTGTTTGATTGTGATCATTCCTGTATGACTAGGATGTTTGGCGAGTTCAAGTTTTTCTGTTTTTGTACCTATCATCTTGGCTCTAAATTCTCCAGATGCAGAGCTACAAACAGCAATTAAATCTTCTTCTCTTTGTCCGTATTCCCAGAACATAAACTTGTACTCAGTTTCATCGAACTCTTTAACTTTCAACAATTCTCTGCTTCTGGCACCGGCAGCATATTTACCATGTAAAAGACGAATCATAGCTCCTTCATATCCTTGTTGAACCCAGGTATCATGATGAGCTTTAACTTCATCTTCATTATTTGCTATCCAAGTGGCTACAGGCCAGATTTCAGAGGATGCGATTGAATCCACAAACTCTACTACTTTTTTCCACCTAACATGTTGAAGATCGTCCGTAATAGTGTCATAGACTCTGAACTTAAGTTTTAAGCTTTCAGGTCTTTGCTTTTTTACAGCAGCAATGATTTCTTGAAATGTAAGCTCATCTGAATAGATTTCACCGTCAAGAATAAACTGATAGGGCACATCTTCATCTAGTACAGCGTCGTAAACACATACTTTTATGTGCTCTAAAGTTGTATACTCTTTACCACTACGAGATAAAAAGGTAATACTTTCTTCTCCGTTTACAATCATCAAGCATCTTACACCATCAAGTTTAGGTTGTACCATTACTGGGTATTTGATTTCTTTGATTTTTTTCCAGTCTGTGGCTAACATTGGTTTGGCGTTTCCTGACGCATCAGTGTTTTCTTGAGGTAAAAACTCTTCAAGACGCTCTTGTAGAATTTTATTCCACATTTCTTTCGAAAAGTCATCAGCATTTTTTGTAGGACCAACTATGGCAAGGTTTAAGTCCTTGAGACTCTTGTAACCTTCATCACGTTTTTTGTTCCAGTCAGACTGTGCTTGACTGATAGCTTGCTCCACAGGTGTAGTTTCATTAGATTTTCCAATGTTTTTACCTTCCCGAATTTCCTCTTTGTGTTGTATAGGTGAAGTAGTACCTAATTGTCCGGATTCTTTAAAAATAGTAGGATAGGTAAGTGCTAAAACTGCAACTTTCCAATACTGAATTTTTCCGGTTTTTGATCTTTTATAAAGTGTATCCAATTCCATAAAGTACTATTAAAAAAATATTCTTTGTGGAATTGGAGAGTAAACCCGAATATTCTTAGGACAACTGAATTGAAGTACAATAGATGTTGTTCCAGTGGGTACGTGGAGAGTAGCAGAAGGCCATACTTTGAAAGGATGTTGAGTAACTTTAAGAGGTTCTTGTACTCCTCCAGGAGAATAAATTGCTGTTACAGCAACCTCTTCTGTAGTACAAAACTCAATGAAAGTTTCTCCGGCAGGAATAGAAGACTGTTGTACAAGCCCTGTAGTGGATTTTGTACAAGCAAATGTGGTAGCCATTAAAACGGCTAAAAGAAAAATTACTGATTTCATGATTTTTTTGTTTTTAAATTAAGCTTCTAGGTTACAGCAGAAGCATTCTGTTTTAAGTAAAAATAGTAAAAGTGGGGTTTTCTCCAATCCTTCCTGAAGAAAACCACCACTTATGCTTGCTAAACAAGCAATAGTTTTAAAAATAAAGTACAGGTGCCTCTTCCGCTGTCATACGGGCCTAGAGGATGGGACACATTCAACAAGCTTCTTACGGCTTTCAACATTCCACTTGTTCTGTACTATAAAAACAACAGTCTCCGTTACAAATAGAAAGACTTCCCACTAAGTAGAAGTACAGCATTCTATGTCTGCTCCAAACACTCCTGTAACGAGGAGCCACTCTAAGGGGAACTTTTTACAGGAATCGAACCCTACCCTCTTACCACATTCTGAAATGTTGTTCTGCAGACGACTGGTGTTTCAATAAGTTAAAAAGAGCCTTACTGAGGGAGGCTGTCATCGCTGACTTTATTCTTCTTAAAAAAATGCAATTAGGCATTAAGGTACTATGTTGGGATTTAACCTCACTTCTTCCCTATATTTACTACTTTATCTCCTAATTGCTGTACTGTCTCCGACTCACGGAGAATTATTTCACGTTCCTTACGGCAGTAGTTAAAAAAACCAAGTAGGAAGTACCCATGCGATTAATAAAGTTTCATGTTTTTTCTTTTTACTAGATTTCTTCTTCGAAAGCTATAACACCAGCTAGATATAGTTTCTCGACTTGCTCTTCAATAAAGCGTTTCCACTTACCTTTAGGAATAGCAAAACTGTGAGTACCTCCTCCTATGAGTTTGTACTGTGACTTCATTACCTCTACGGCAAAGAAACCGGGTGTCAAAGTATGAGTAGGATCTTCAAATTGTTTAAAGCAATCATCGAGGAAACGTAACCAAGCACGGGTGTCTATCTCTGTTTTGAGAAGTTCCTTTGGTGTCCACTTTGCAACGTCACTGAACGTTACTTCCATTTTAAGTTCTTCGCCTACCATTTTCGGATTTATGGCTAATAAGTCTGCGTTTATCATGATTCGAATTTTAAGATTACTACTACACCATTTCCACTACGTTTAATCATAATAGAATTGTACATTCCTTCGATTTCTTTAAAGAATTCCAAGTCTTTGTCTACAAGTACAAAAGCATTAATTTTGATGCAGTTTTCTTGGTTACGAATTGAAGCTCCTTGCAGATAAAACTTCTTTACTTTTTGTAGAACTTTTTCTTGTAGCGTAAGTTCTGGACGCTGTTTGTTCTTTTGCATTTTATTACATTTTAAGATTAAAAAAAATGACAGACTATATACCGTCTGTCAGGGTCGTACGTCTTTCCGTTCTTGTCAACTTGTATAAAACAAGATTTATAAAATTGAAACTTACCTTATTTCATTGTACTTCTTACTTTAATTTTTTCGAACCAGAACAGCATATCGTCACCTTTTACCGTTATTGTTTGCGTTCACTTGAACGTGTAAGTTTCAATTTTATTAGTCTATTGCGTCATCCCAACGCAGAGAAGTTCATAAACTTCTTGAAGTAGCGTGGACCTGGCAGGCCCATAGCAGCTTTTGAGGACTCGAACCTCTAAAACAATTTTCAAAGATATCATCCATACTTTAACTTCAAAAAAATTTCGTAAGCATTCCCTTTTAGGTACTAGGCTGTATGTTTTTGAAGATTAATTCCGAAGAATCTGTATGTTCTCTCTTTTGTACTAAAGTTTTCTCCAAGAAGCTATTTGCCACTAAGTCTAAGATTCCGCCTCTTATCGCTCAGTCCATCCATTTGGTTTACAGTGGAACTTCTGCTTGTACAAGATCATCTGCGTCTCCAGGAAACAGTAGTACACAACCATTGTACTTCTTGAGAACATTTCTGAGCACTAAAAAGTGAGTAAGGAATTATATGCCAACTGTTTAAGTGAAACAAAAGTTTAACTTCAACTAAATCCCCTCTTCTTACTTCTCTTATCAATATTCCAATAAAGACAATAGGATACAGTATACAACATAAAATTGCTAACAAAATATTCTCGTACATCCTTATTTTGATAGAGGGTTTATACGAAGAAAACATTACTGTTAACATTGTACCGAAGTACAAACCAAATAATAAATAGATTAATAAATTCATAATTTTATCCGGATAACAGAGCCGGTGTGTTTTTAGTTTGTGGAAAGGGTAGGATTCGAACCTACAATTTACCTATTTTAGAAATAAAGTATCGTTACCATTTCGCCACCTCTCCGTTTCACCGAGTCGCTTAACTCGGTGAGATTCTGAATAGAATTAAAGATCTAATCCTGGATTCGGGCCAGGTCCCATAGAGTTTAAAACAACCCCAAATAAGCCTTGATGAAGTCCTCAAGGTTGTTGGGGTTGGGGTCAGATATTAAAGGGGTTTCAATCTTTGCATCAATAGATACTACTTTGCCATTCTCATAATCAAAGTCAATGCTTAATCCGTCCTTCTCATATCGGTTCGTAGTGAATTTGCCATGTAGAAACGTCCACTTTACAGGGAACGCCCACTTCACAAACCCAAACTCATCAACCAACCTATCTTCAAGGCTTTTCGGGGATTTGATTATTTTGGCCCATGTGTCGGTTTGTAAATCATAAAGTACTCCTTTAAATTCTTCGGCACAAATCTGATCTCGATAGATACTAAAATCCTCTACTGATTCAACGTCAAATATAAGATAATTCTCGCTGGCGCATTTGTAAATAGTCCCCTTTGGGTATCTCTTTCGTGCCTCTTCAAGCGCTTGTTGTGGGGTTAGTTTCATAAGATTAGTTCTATGATGTACAAGAATATTGTTAAAACAATAAGAAGAAAAAAGCAAGTAGAAGTATAACCAACAGTATACAACTTGGCTTGAAATAAAGGAAGATCTGTTAACTGAATCTCCTTTTGAATTTTCCAAAGTACATAAGGCCAGACTAAAACCTGGAAAAAAGGATGAATGTGAATGTATTCATGAACAAAATAACTCATGTTATACAAAGTGCTTACTCCGGAACCAATCCAGAAAAAAGCTAAAGAAAGTAAAATTAAAGTCATGTGGTAGAATTTAAAGGTGATTGATTTTTGTGAGTAAAAAGTTTACAGTTGGATATCCAAACTGGATCAAAGTCCATAGGCCAATTAGCCCAGCCATTTTTAACTCCATGGCTATTGAGTTCTAATAAAGGAGTAGGTTCTTCTGATTCTTCTATAGTTAAAACTAATCTTTTTCCCTGAAGATAATGAAGCATAAGATTTACTCTCATTTCTTCCGGAACAAAAGTACAACAAGAGTGTGCAAAACCAGGAACATCTCCTCGAAATTTGCAATCGTAGCAGTTTGACATAAGGTTTATTTTTTTTAAGGGTTTTTATTATTGTTTCCATTTTGATACTTTTAAAAAAATTGTAAATCTTCAGGTCTTTCACCATCATTCCATACAGCAATAAGATCATCTGCTTCAATTTCAATATCATCAACCGAACATTCCACATAGTATTTTTGCAGTGATAAATCTCTTTTACTTGAGAGTAAGTCTTCTACGACTTCTTTCAGTGTTTCATACCTTGTGTTTGAAGTTCGACCACTTGGGTCAATTATTTTAAATCGTTCCATAATATAGTTTTTTAAGTGACATTAAAAACATCGTTTTCTTGCAAAATACTTGCAACCTTAGTCCAATTTACAATTCCAAAAAGTAGAGGAGTATTTAAAGATTTTGAATCTATGTAAATGTATCCTCCATCTATAGGATCAGTGTGAATTATAAACTGATTAAGGGGTAGTGTGAAAGGTTGAGGTTGTCTTTTGGAAACAGAAAAAGTATCTATGATAACTTTTCGATTTCTAAGCCAATCTAAAGCATACTCTAAATCCTCTTTATTGTACAAGTCAGCTAATGAGGAGTTTAAGATGATTTTATGGCCGACTTTTTGAAGACTTTTTACTACTTCGGTAGAACCAGGAACTTCTATTCCCATAGAATCTCTCATAACATTGTTGAATCCCAAATAGATATGTAGTGGTTTCATAAAGAAAATTTTAAAATTAAAAGAAAAAACAGCTACTCATTCTCACTTATTTTTTAATGGATAAACTTCTTTTAATGGTTTGTAGTCAGGACAGGATTTGAACCTGTATTGTTGAATTACCCAGCTTCAACTGCTTAAGTATAGCGTCTACCAATTCCGCCACCTGACTATTGTTTATTTAATCATGTAGTTTTGTTAACTTAAAATATCCGATTAGATACATTATTAACATCCCCATGCTTGGTGCTTCTCTAATAATTTCAAAACCATTTAAGGTAATAAAAACTAAAAGACCCAACCAAAATGGGTAATACTTTTTTATTTTCTCCATTTTATTTCATTTAGTAGTCAGGACAGGATTTGAACCTGGATTTCCTTTACTTAACGTAAAAGCGTTCTAACCGCTTGAACTATACACCTATTTTTAATCCCTTTGCACTCAGTTGTAACATATTCAAGGATGATGTACTATTTCAACATCTCTTTAAACCTAACCAAGCACGGTAACCCGCTTCATACTAATACGTCTATTAGCACATATTGGAATTTTTATATTACAACTGCTCACCCTTGGGAGCTGATTAAATGCAT